CCCCCCCCATGGCGGCCCCTGCCCCCCCGCCCGGCACGGCCCCCCCGCCCCCCCGCCGTTTTTTGGGGCTGTCCGCTGAAGACAAAACAGGAATCGACAAACTCGTGCAGCAATTTTTGGAGGACGTACTGTGAAACCCGCTTGGCATGACAACATTCTCGCCTGCTATCCGGCACTTTTGGCACGCATTGAAAGCGTGCCGGGAGTGAAAAAAGTCTACGAAGCACAGGAAATGGGTGCCCTTGGCGACGACCGCGCGGTGATGCCGGTAGATGGTGCGGTGTACGTCATCCTTGACGGATTCACCCCGACTACAACCGCATCAGCACGTGAACAAACCATAGAAGTCGGCTTCTCGGTCATCCTCGCCAAGCGCGTCTATAACCCCAACCGCAATCCCTACCGCGAAGACGGACTTGGCGAGACTTATACCGCCATCGCCCGCGCCTTACAGGGTTTTGACCCGCAAGACGCTGACGGGCGAGCACTCACCACAAAACCCTTTACTCAACGCAGCGCCCTGCCTATCGCTTACCGCGACGGCTATGCCTTATTTCCGCTGCGATTTAGCACGGCGGTGGCCATCACCGCCGACACACCTTAACCCTTACCGGAGCACACCATGTCCTTACGCGGCAAAAAATACTCAGGCGACCTCTACGGGCGCAAATTTGGCTCAACCGACCCCGCGGTCAAACTGGGCAACCTCACCAGTTTGACCTTTGAAAAAAGCAGCGACACCGAGGAGCTGCAATCGACCGGCAAAAACGATTACGGACAAGCGATTGAATCGGTCACCAAGCCGGGCGTCACCAAAATCAAAATGGAATTTAATACCTTCGACAAGTCGGCAATGGCGCGGGCACTGATGGGCGAGGCGGTGGATCTTACGACCACACCGAAAACCGTCACCGATGAAGCGCTGGTAGCGACCGTTGGGCAGTGGCTGAAACTGGCCGAACAGGATATTGACCCAGCTGGTATCACCTTGAAAGCAGGTGCAGGCGGCACCGCTGTCCCCGCCGAACATTTTGAGGTCAATGCCCGCCTCGGCATGGTGCGCCTCATTGCAGGCAAGACCACGGTGCAGGACAAAGACCCGCTGAAAATCAGCTACAAGACCAAAGGCAGCAAGGGTTTTGCCATTGATGCCGACACCGTACAGCGGTTTGACATGGAATTGTATCTGGACGGACGCGACCGCATCACCGGCGAGGAGGGCATCCTCAACATTTGGCATGCTGCGTTGCAATCCGACGGCAATCTTGACTGGCTCTCTGACGACTGGTGGAAAAACGGCGTCTCCGGCACCGCGCTCAAACCGGCGGACAAACCCAGCCCGTACCGTTTCACCCAATTTACCGAATAACGAATAACCACACATTCAGCTTTTCTCATCAGGTTGGTTCTCCTCTGACCGCAAACGCGACAAGCCGTGAGTGTCGCGTGCCATGAAACAACCACGGCAGCCCGCCACGCGGTTTCTATCCTTCCTGCGGGGGCGGGCACTTTATTTTGCGACCCAAATCAGGCGAAAAATGAGGCACAAATCCATTTGTATCCCATTTGTGCATGACAAAGCCCGATGAAGGGACACAACTAACTGCAAAACCGGCTAAACCAGACAATAACCCCGTTTAATACGGGGTTTTATTGTGTCCAGATTATCTGCCGAATTACTGATTAGCGCGGGCGTCGAGGGATTGCCGCACCTTGAACGTCTCATTGAGCGTATTGAAGATGCAGGCGGCGAAACCGGGCAACTGCGTGACGCCACCGAGCAGCTGCGACGTGAATGGAGCAACCTCGACAGTACCCAACAGGCCAGCCGTCTACGCGACCTCGCCGAAGCTGCCAATCAGGGCGCCAAGGATATGGGCATCTTGGGGCAGCGGGTGCATGACGCCAAAGATGAGCTGGATGCTATCAGTCGCGCCAAAATCACTCTCGGCCTTGCCAATGACGAGGCCGTAAAAAAACGCATTGAAGAAGTCGTTGCCGCCTACAAAACTCTGCAAGAGCAGGGGGACATCACGCAGGAAGAACTGGCACGTGCAGCCGAACTGCACCGTGCCCAGCTCGCCGACTTGGAGCGCCAGCTCGGCAGCGTCAGCCATGAACTCTCGGCGTTGGAAGGCGCGCGGGTTACTATCGGCCTCGACGCCGACGACCGGGCGCGCCAAGAAATTGCGCAACTTGACCACGCATTGGAGCAGCTGCGCGAGAGCGGTACGCTTACCGAAGAAGAACTGGCACGTGCGACAGCACTGCATGGCGAGCGAGTCGCTGAACTGCGTGGTGAGCTGGGAGAAGTCGGGAAGACGGCGCAAGACAGCGCCGGACGGCTCGGCGAGATGGCAGCTGGTCTGAAAGACATTGTCGCCGCTGGGGGTGGTTTGGCAGGCGTGGTGCACGAGGCGGTGCAGTTTGAGGCAGCGATGGCCGCAGTCAAAAAAGCGGTGGATGCCACGCCGGAAGCAATGGCGCAGCTCTCCTCGCAGGTCAAGGAGCTGGCGATTGAACTCGGCATGGTGCCGGAAGCCGTCGCTGAAATCACCGCTGCCGGTGGTCGCCTCGGCGTCGCCTTTGAGGACCTGCCAGAATTTACGCGCCTTGCCGGACAAATGGCGGTCGCGTTTGACATGAGTGCTGATGCTGCCGGGGATGCCGCCGCAAAAATTGCCAACGTATTCCAGATTCCGCTGGCTTCGGTGCGCGAGCTGGGCGATGCCATCAACGTCCTCGGCAACAATACCGCAGCGCGTGAAGGAGAAATCGTTGAAGCGCTGACCCGCATCGGCGGTAGCGCTAAACAGTTTGGCCTTGCTACCGAACAGACCGCTGCTCTCGCAGCCTCCTTTATCGCTCTCGGTAAAAGCCCGGAAACCGCCTCGACTGCCATTAATGCGTTACTCAACCGTTTGCAAACCGGTGGGCAGGGCGTCAAATCCTTTGGCGAAGGGCTGGATGATTTGGGGTTGTCTGCCAACCGCCTTGCACAGAGTATTCGCGACAACCCGCAGGCGGCCTTGCGCGAGTTTTTGGGGAGCCTCGAAAAACTCGACAATCAACAGCGCGCCATTACGCTCACCAAGCTCTTTGGGCAGGAGTACGCTGATGATATCTCGCTGATGGTAGGCTCACTCGCCGAGTACGACCGCCAGCTCGGACTTGTCGGCGACAAGACCCGGACGGCAGGCGCGATGCAAAACGAATTTGCCGCGCAGATGGACACTACCGCAAAAAAACTGGAGCAGGCACAAATCGCCATCGGTAACCTCGTCAAGGAGATTGGCGCACAACTGCTGCCGGTGGTTGCTACTTCGGCACAGGGATTTACTGGTATGGCCGAGGCGGTGTTGCAATTTGCGCAGACCCACCCGGAAATCACTCGCTTTGTCACTTTGCTCGCTTCCGCCAAGGCGGCATCGATTGCTTTTGGCGGTGCCATGCGTGTGCTGGGCGTTGAGGGAGCAACAGCAACCGGTGCGCTCACCGCCGGTTACAGCCGCGCGACTGCCGCGCTGGCCGCTTACCGTGCACAGCTGGCCGCCGCCTCTGCTGCATCCGCCGGCATGAATGTGGCGATGCGGGCACAGGCGATTGCAACCGCTGCCACCACAACCGCGCTGCGCGGTGCCGTCGGAGCGCTTGCTGCATTGGTGCGCGCCAACCCGCTGGCCACCGTCATCACCGCCGGCGCCGCCGCCTTTGCGCTGATGAGCGGCAAAGCCGATGCCGCAACTACCAGCCTGCGCAATATGGAGCAGGCAGTCAAGGACGCCAACCAGCAATACCAAGACCTGCAAGCACAGGCTCGGCAAGGTATCCCGCTCAACATTGAGGCGGCTGAGCAGGGATTGCAGGCTGTCGCTGCTGCTGCCGATAAAAGCCGCGATGCCCTGCTGCAAATCCAGCAACAAGGCAAAGGGGCATGGGGCGATCTGGGCGAATCCGTCAAAGACGTGTTGCCGCTTGTTGATAGTCAGAGCGAAAAACTTGCCAAAGTTACCGCCGAGCTGGAGCGGCAGACGGCGCGCGAGCGCGAACTAAAAGACGCCATCGCCAAACGCCGTGCTGAAATCGAATCCGACAAAGCGATAGAAGAACTCAACAAGCAGAATAAGGCGGCACAGGATGCAGCCAACCAGATTGGTGCCGCCGCCCGTACCACACTGGACAGTCTTGCCAAACTCAGCCAAGGGGCGGCACGACTCACCCGTGAGCAAGTTGATGCGGTCGGTGAATCGCTAAAAACCCTGACCTCTCCCGCCGCCTTTAGCGAAGCGGAAACGTACATCCATCAGCTGCGCGACCAATTCAAGATCACGCACGAGGAGGAGGCGTCGCTGTTGGCCGGTGTCGCCAAGCAAGCACAAGAATTGGGCATTATTACCACACAGGCCGCTGATGGTACTCAATCCGCGGTCAAGCGCACGCGCGACGAAGTAGCGGCTTTGGCCGATGCCTACAAGGCACTGGGTGCCGACGTGCCTGCCGCCTATCGGCAGATGAGTGACGGCGAAAAAGAGGTTACCGACGCGCTGAAAAAAATCACCACACAGACACAAGTATCTGCCACAGAAATGCAGGGACTGTTGCAAAACGCCTTTGCGAAAATCGATACCAGCGAGGGTGTGGCGGCAGTACAGCAAATCTATCAAGAGTGGCGCAAAACCGCGAAGCTGACTGAAGACGAAGCTCTGACGATGAACCAGACTATCGCGCAAGGTGTTGCCGGAGTAGGAACCGGACTCAATGCCGCGTTAAAAACACTCAATCTCTCAGCGCAAGAATACGCCAGCGGTATTAGTGACAAGGCGAGCAAAGCCATTGCGGCCTTTGCGCTGGTCGCCAAAGATGCCGGGGGAGACACCGACAAACTGGCGCGTGCCTGGGCGGCGATGAGCGGCGCAGCTAACAGCAGCGCGCAAGAAGTCAAAGCGGCAGAGGCGGCGTTGCGGCAAAGCGTCGGTGGCGATGAGGCCAAGGCGGATGCCATCAAAAAAATTGCCGACGCCTACAAGGACACCGGAGACGCGGCAGAAAAAGCGCTGGCCGCGCTCAATATCAGCAGCGCCGACCTCGCCCGTGGCGTCAGCAACGGCGTCTCCGAAATGCTCGCCAACTGGCAGACCGGCATGGCCAGCTTGAAAACGAGCGGCGAGCTGACGGCGCAGGCGGTGCAGACCGCCTTTACAAGCAGCCTGTCGAAGCTGTCAAGCGCGGCGGATTTCAAAGCGCTGCACGACGAGATGCAGCGCACCGGCACACTCTCCCGCCTCACAGCCGAGCAAATGCAAATCCTGCGCGCCGGGATGCAGGGCGGGGCGGAGGCGGCAAATGCGATGCGTAGCGCCTTGGAGCAGCATGGACAGGCGACGCAGGCGCTCGCCGACGCATCCGGCAAAGTCAAAGACGCGAAAGAAGCCGAAACTCAGGCGGTGCGTGATAACGCCACCGCGCACAAAGACGCGGCCGAGGCCGAAGCCGCCGGGGCAGAAAAAAGCGCCGAAGCCACCGAGAAAAAGAAAAAGGCGATGATGACCATCTACGACGCCAGCAAGCTCAATGCCGAGGCGGTCGGGCTCGTCGATGACGCCATCAACCGCATGGTGACGAGCATGGGGCATATGGACGCCGACGACTACCTGCGCAAGGTTGAGGCGATGTCGCGTGTTGGCCAGCAGTATGTCGCCGACGTGCAGCGCGCCGAGGCGGCCACCGAGCGCCTCAACCAGCGCACCAGCGACGGCACCGTCTCCATGCACGACATCGCGGAGGCAACGCACGCCGCTACCTCCAACATCGCCTCGCTGGACAGCACCACCTTGCGCAACCTCAACGCCAGCATCGACGCGGCGCGCAAAAAACTCGAAGACCTGCAACAGCAGGCCAAAGACACCGCCGCCGATCTTGATGCCGAACTGGCGCAGCTCAAGGGCGACGACACGAAAACCGCGAAGCTGGAGCAGCAGCGCAAGCTGCGCGAGCTGGAGGGCAAGCTGCAAGAGGCGCGAATCCGTGGCAACGCCGAAGAAATCGCCCAGTACGAGCGTGCCCTCGAACTCCAGCGGCAAATCGGCGCCGAGAAGGCGCGGCAGGCGGCAGCGCGCGCGCAGGAATCGCGCAGCCGCGGTAACGCCACGCCGCGCAGCACGACGGCCAGCAGCGCCACCAGCCACGGCGCAGGCGACATCAGCCCGCAGCAGGTGGTGGATGCACTGGATGACCGTACCCGCGGAATCCTCAAAAACGAAGGCGCACAGGAATTTGCGCGCCAGCTGCTCAACGAAGCCAAACGGAGCCCACGATGATCACACTGACCCGTAAAGACACCAACGCCGTCCTCGAACTCCCCGACCGTCTGCGCTGGACAGACGAACACGACTGGTCGCCGCTGGCGCAAGCCTCACCGCAATACAGCCTTGGCGGCGCAGTCATCGTGCAACAGGGGACGATGCTTGCCGGACGCCCGGTGACGCTCGGCAATGAAGATAACCATAACTGGCTGGCGCGCGCCACGCTCACGACTCTGCATGATTGGGCAGCGGTACCGGAGTTGGAGATGACGCTCGACTACCACGGACAAAAACTCAACGTGATTTTTCGGGGGCACGACAAAGCCCTTGCCGTGTCCCCGGTGTGGTGGACACACGATGCCGACAGCGACTGGTATCGCGCTGAAATCCGCTTAATGACCCTTTAATTACCGCTTAAACACCTTAAACACCATTTGCAACCGAGTACCACATGACCCAACGCAAGACACTCCTCACCCGCCAAGACCTCAAAATCTACGCCACCGAGCGCCTGACCGATGCCCCCGACGGCGGCGGCCTGATGACCGCGCAAGAGCTCACCGGGGCAGCGGGCGAGCTGATGCCCACCCCCTCCGACGTGGACCGCACCCAGGGCAGATTTAACGCGCGCTCGGTACACGCGGGCGTGCGCCGCCCGGATGCCACCCCGCTCTGGGGCGCGCACGTCATCATCAGCAAGCCGCCCAAGGCCGCGAACGTGTCGTATCTCCTCTACCGTGGCGTCAAGTACGGCGAGTCGCGCGCCGACATCGTCAAGCGCATCGCCGCCTACGCGGTGGCGACCATTGAGTCGCGCATGACCCTGCTCTCGGTACAATCCCTCGGCTCACGCATCATCCAGGCCTATCAGCGCCCCGGGGAGCCGCTGCCGCTCATCGGCGACGTCTACTGCTTGCGTCAAGACAAGCGCGGCTACCCGCAACAAGAGCAGTACATCAAGGTCATCCGCGTGGCCAGCGAGGACAGGACGTTTACGGATGCGGCGACGGGCAAGGATTTTGTCCGTACTGTGGTCAAGATGGAGATTTCGACCGCGCTCACCGCCGATTTTATCGGCGTGGACTACCCGTCCATCGCCTACGCCGACCCGGTGTGCAAGCTGCGCGAGACCCACATTGCCGACGGCGCGCAGTATTACGGCGTCAAGCCGCTGGTCGAGGCCATCCGCAAGGGGGTGATGACCCTCAAAGTCCCATCGCTGATGGAAAAATTGGTGCCGACCTCGCAAATCGAGACCTCGCACACCGACCTCACCGCCGCCGGACAACAGCAGCTGATTTTTGACGCCGCCAAAGGCGAGAGCAGCCTCATCGGCTCGGTTGCCCTCAATGGCAACAGCGTCCTCTACGCGGGCAACGCCATCACCCCCGGCAGCCTCCGCCTGGTCATCAACACCACCGAAATCCGCGACCGTGGCGGCGACCTCGTCATCAACGACCGCGCCGTCGGCACCGTCGATTACGCCCACGGCGAGCTGCGCTTTGCCGAGAGTGTCCACGCCGGCGGCTGGGGGGCGGT